CAATCCAGGGGACCAGCCCTTACCAGCCCGGAAGGAAATCAACCGAGGACCAATCCTCCAGATATACGACGCATAAAGCCATACGTCGAACCAACTAAGAAGGTTTTTGAGATTGGAAAGCCGGGTGGCGACTTAGAAGATGGTGTAGGCACTCTAGGTGAAGCTCTGGAGATGGCAAAAGGTCTAAACCTTACAGTTTCATTTTTAAACACAATGGCGACCGAAGGCCAATCTGGAGAATACGCTGGTATTCAAGATTGGACCGACGCTTCTGGTGTTCGAAGATCTACCACAAAGGGATCGGTAAAAGTTCTAAAAGCTGGAGCCAACCACCCAATGTTTGATGGTAAGGTTGTAAGCGACATAAGTGAATTCGTGTCTTTAATGCATGAGATTGCACATGGCCTTACAATTGAGCGAACTGACCGTGAGCCTGGTACTGTCTACAGAAGTGCTCAGAACACATTCGTTGCTCAAGACCAAGCATTGGAAACTGCCAAGGTAGGGTCTTTTGAAGATTTCATTTTAGACGCTGTTGAAAACTACCAAGATCAAGCAGAAGTTCTTAAAGAAATAATCAACCTACAAGACAACATTGATGTTTCAGTAGCCAAAAGACCTGAGTGGGGAACTACTGGTGTCCGACAGATGCGAGAGATTGCTGAAACTATAAAAAATGACCCAGTTCTCCAGGCAAAATATGGGTCTCAATTAAATAGGACCAGCACAAAATTTAGGGAAACGTACTTGTCAACAGTAGCTGAATTAGCAGTAGACCCAATTTGGGTATACTTTGTTAACCCTAAGCAATTAAAGCAAGTTGCACCCAAGACAGCTAAAGCGATACGAAAGGCCTTCAATGACTTCGGTGGTCCCAACAACCCTGTAACTTTTTACAGCTACCCACTCGCCACAATCATGGCAATCGTTATGGGTGTCTTAGCTAATCTTGAGGAAGAAGAAGAGAAGCGTAACGCCCAGCCACCACCGCCCCCAGGAGCTCTATCCCCGGATATGAACATGGGTGCTCTGAGTGCGTAAGAGATCAGCCCCAAAGGTAGCTAAGGAGCCCAAGAAGGCCCCTAAGAACAACTACTTCAGCACACTCATGCAGACCGAAGAAGGTCGAGCCCTAAGGCGACAATGGTCTACTAAAAAGCGGAAAAACCCTGGTCGCCCTATGGGAACACCGGATGGATATCGTTTGGCTGACATTAAGCCCATCCGTGCCAAGATCAAAAAAGAAGCTAGAGAGGTTATTAAGGTAATGACAAAAGAATTCAACATAGATGATGAGTATTCCAAAGAAGCACTCACAACAGCTGTGGAAGTCCTACGTTCCCCTGGTGAAACTAGAGAACGCCTGGCAGCTGCTCGTTTAGTATTAGATTTCTGTCGATCAAAACCCGTAGCAAAATCCGACATTACCGTTGGTAAAGCAGAGGACTTCTTAGCATCACTTCTGCCACAAATCGAAGATGAAGATGGAGCAGAAATTGGATCAGAGATTAGTAAAAATACGGAAAGAACTATTAACTAACTTTAAGTTTTACTCAAACGCAGCACTAAAGATAAGAACTAAAACCGGACAGATTGCCCCCTTAAAACTCAACAACGCCCAGAAGATTTTAGACAAAGCCGTCTCTAGTCAACTTAAGACAGATGGCAAAGTCCGAGTAATCATCCTAAAAGCACGACAACAGGGCCTCTCTACTTATACTGGTGGATACTTATATCACTCAGTGTCACAACGCCCTGCCTGTAAAGCTATGGTGGTCACACACCACGCAGATAGTACCAGAGCCCTCTTTGATATGACCAAAAGGTTTCACGAACACTGCCCGGACATATTAAAGCCCAAGACTAAGTATAGCTCGAGGCGTGAGTTAAACTTTAATATCTTAGATAGCTCTTTTATTGTCGCTACAGCTGGTGGTGAGAGCATTGGACGAGGTGAGACCCTCACTCATGTCCACGCCTCAGAACTTGGCTTCTGGCAGAAGAGCACAGCATTAGATAATTGGAATGGACTGACCCAAGCGGTTCCAAACGCCCCTGGCACATGTATTTTCGTCGAAAGTACAGCTAATGGCGTAAATGGCGTGTTCTATGATCTATGGCGAGGAGCTGTAGATGGAAAGAATGGCTACGTCCCAGTTTTTATACCTTGGTTCGCTGACCCGGAATACCGGGAAGGAGTACCAGAAAGTTTCGAGAGAACTCCCGAAGAGGAGGATATAGCAAAGCTATATAATCTCGACGATGGACAGTTGATGTTTAGAAGACACAAGATCGCTCAGAATGGCATTGATCTATTCAGACAAGAGTATCCATCGGAACCAGAGGAAGCCTTCCTGACTACAGGTCGGCCTGTGTTTAACCCAGAGCAGCTACATGAGAAAATAAAGACAACACGCGACCTAAGTGAACGCCTAGCCCTCGAGGGTGAGGAGTTCGTAAACAACGCTCGAGGCGAGCTGTCTACGTTTAGACCTCATGTTCCGGGAGAACAGTACGTCATAGGAGCTGATGTCGCCATGGGAATTAGGACTGGTGACTATTCAGTTGCCCAAGTTCTCGATAGTAAAAAACGACAAGTTGCTATCTGGAGAGGACACGTCCACCCAGACTACTTCGCCCAGGTTCTTTATGCACTTGGTGACTATTACAATGAGGCTTTTATCTGTGTCGAGAATAACTCTCACGGAATACTGACGTGCACTAGGCTTGGAAAAGACCTTGCCTACCCGAATTTCTACACAGAGGTGCAGCACGACAAGATAACAGACCGTGAGACAGTGAAACTAGGTTTCTCAACTACGGCAAAAACTAAGCCCCTGATCATAGATCAACTTAGAGCCGCAATGAGAAAAGACGAGCTTGAGCTTAACTGTAAGACAACACTCAGAGAAATGATGACTTATATCGTTACTGAGAGTGGCAGTATGCAAGCAGAGAGTAGTTGTTTTGACGACACTGTAATCTCGTTAGCACTAGCAAACCATGTTCATACTGGAGCGTGGACCCCAATAGAATCCACATCCGAATTTTACATAGAAGTGATTTAAAATGGCATCTAAAAAAGACTACAAAAAACTGAGTGACTCAGACATAGTTACCTTGATCGAGGACAATATCCGAAGGTCGATAGGCTATTATGACTCTCAACTAAGTCGAGAGCGTAAGAAAGTTTTAGACTATTATAATGCAGTCCTTCCACGCCCAACCCATGATGGTAACTCCAAGTATGTAAGCCAGGACGTCTACGACTCTGTTGAGAGCTCCAAGGCTACACTTTTAGAGACATTCGCAGCTGGCAACAGGACAGTTAAGTTTGAGCCTCAAACTGGCGAAGATGCCCGGATGGCTGAGGTGTGCAGTTCTTATACAGATTACGTCTGCAATCGCCAGAACGACCTATACTCAGTAATGTCTACAGCTATCCACGACGGCCTGATTGCTAGAGCTGGAATAGCTAAAGTGTTCTGGCAAACCCAAGATGAAACACGAATTGAGGAGTTCTCAGATTTAACAGCTGATGAGCTTGATTCCATTCTGGCTGAAGACAATGTAGAAATCGATGAAATATCCACCCCAGACGAGCTCGGGCTCACGAGTGGTACTTTTGCTATCACTGAGGATACATCGCAAGTTGTTATAGAAAATGTCGCCCCTGAGGAGTTCTTAATAGCTCCCCAGGCGAAAAGTTTAGAAGACGTTATCTTCTGTGCCCATAGAACTAGAAAGACTTTGTCTGAGCTTCGTGAAGAAGGCTGGGATGAGAAGAAACTAGATCGCATTGGGGAACACGATGACGTCGACCTAGAAACCGACCCAGAAGTCCTATCTCGTCATGAGAACATAGGAGCTGACAGAGGTTTTGGGTCGGGCTCATATCAAGACCAAGTGAGATCCATAACAGTCTATGAATCTTATCTCAGTCTAGATATTGAGGGATCTGGAATTGCCGAACTATATCGTATCGTAAAGGCCGGGAATCAACTGTTATCGAAAGATAAAGTGTCCGGGAAACCATTCATAGCATTCGTTCCGCTTCCGATCCCTCATGCATTCTTCGGTAGTAACTTCAGTACAAAAGTTATTCCAACCCAGAACGCTCGAACTGTATTAACCAGGGCAATCCTAGACCACGCAGTTATATCTACAAACCCAAGGTATGTAGTTATTAAAGGCGGTCTGTCGAACCCAAGAGAGCTGATTGATAACCGTGTTGGTGGCCTGGTCAACGTAACTCGTCCGGATGCTATCTCTCCGATGATGCAAGCTCCGCTTAACCCGTTTATCTTCCAGACTATCCAACAGCTCGAACAAGACAAAGAAGAGACAACTGGAGTTAGTAGACTAAGCCAAGGGTTAAACAAAGATGCTGTGTCCAAGCAGAACTCAGCTGCAATGGTTGAACAGCTTGCATCGATGTCACAACAGCGTCAAAAGATCATTGCCAGGAACTTTGCTAACACATTCCTAAAGCCTCTCTACCACAAGGTTTACTCGCTGTGTGTCGAAAACGAAGACAGCCAGAAAATCATTGAGATGACTGGTGGAGAGTACGTTGAGGTAAACCCATCAGACTGGGCATCCAAACGTGACGTTACTGTCGAATTAGCCCTGGGATATGGTGAACAAGAGAAAGAAGCTGAGAAGTACCTAGGTATGCACACAGCTTTCCAAAGTGACCCAAGTCTCGCTAAAATGTACACCGCTGAAAACCAATACAATTTGATGTCCCACGTTATGGATCTCACTGGTATTAAGAATGTTAAGGCGTACTTAACTGCACCTCAAGATCTGCCAGAAGAGCAGCCAGATCCAATGCAAGAGCTACAGATACAACAGGTCCAACAAAGTATGGAGATCCAAGAACGACAGACTACAGTCGCTGAGCAGAAAGCTCAATTAACCACCCAAATTGCACAAATGAAAGCTGAGCTAGATCAAATGAAAGCTGAGAAATCATTCGCAATACAATCAGATGGAATTGATCTGAAAGAAGCAATGTTTGAGCATAAGAAGGTTATCGATAAAGCCGAAATGATCCTCGCTCAGTCAACTGATGATGTTCGAGCAATCGCAAGCCCGAACGGATAATTAACCAAGGAAGGAAATAACTATGCCTAAAGGGCCTGGAACATATGGAACGAAAAAAGGCAGACCGCCTAAGAAATAATAAAAAGAAAGGAAATAAGGATGAGCACTACTGATGATGTATTAGTTGACCAAGGCAATGATGCCGAGGTTTTAATCAATCACGAAGCTTTCTCGAGATCTATCGATTCTATCGTGGAAGCAACTTTTCAACAATTCGTTAACTCACAGCATTCTGAGAAGGATGTCCGAGAATCTGCCTACGCCCACTACCGAGCCTTGGTTGATCTTGTGAACACGCTAAAACAGCGCGTGAATGTGAGAGACGAGATACTTAATAAAATAGAACGCGACAACAGCGAAACAGAAGAAAGGGTGGACCATTGAGTGATACCAACGTCCAAGAACTAGAACCTGTAACAACGGCATTCGGAGAAATCGATGTCGAAGATGCTATTCTAAAGAGGTGGGAAGCCGTTGATGAAGATCAACCAGCTGAGAACTCTGATGAGGCAACATCTGAGGAAGTCACTGAGACAGACGACCTGGATGAAATAGAGAATGAAGAAGAAACTCCTGACGACGAAGAAACCGAAGAAGACCCTGTTGAAAAACCTGAAGATGAAGACGATGCTGAAGAGTCATTGGAAATAACCGATGAGTCATTAGTTGAAATCTCAGTCGACGGTGAAACTAAACAGGCATCTTTGAAGGACTTGAAACGTCTTTACGGACAAGAAGCTTCTCTCACTAAGAAGTCTCAAGAGACCAGTGCACGACGAAAAGAAGCTGATGAAGCTTTGGAACGTACTTCGCTGCATTACAACAAGATGCTCGAGCGAGCTGAGAAACAGTGGGAACCATATTCTAAAGTGGATATGCTTGTCGCTGCAAAGCAAATGTCAGACGACGACTTTGCCCAACTCAGGAATGAAGCCCGAGTAGCCGAAGACAATCTCAAGTTTTTGAAAGAAGAATCCAATAGTTTCTACGATAGTTTTAAGCAAGACCAGGCGAAGCAACAACAGATGCAAGCCCAGGAATGTATAAAGACACTATCAGCGGATGTGCCCGATTGGTCGAACGAGCTCTACAACTCTATTCGAACTTATGCGGTGTCCCAGGGTTTCCAGCAAGATCAGGTCGATCAATACGTTGATCCATCCGTGATCAAGATTCTGAACAAAGCCCGACTATACGATCAGTCCAAGAAAACTGCCGCCACCAAAAAGGTTGCTAAACCCCCGGTGAAGGTCCTGAGATCGAAGAAAGCACCAGCAAGTTCGCAAGATGCGAAACAAGCCAAGACCGAAGCCGCAATGAAGCGGATGCGCGAGGGCTCACAGCTGTCTGGTAATCTTGATGATATTGCAGAGGTATTGTTATCGCGCTGGGAAACTTAACCCAACTCTCTAACGCCATGAAAGGAATACATCTTGGCTACATTTACTACATATAACCAAATCGGTCGTGCGGAGGATGTGTCTGACATAATTACTACAATTACGCCCTCAGATACTCCAATGTACACCATGTTCAAAAGTGAGAAGGTTCACAACAGAACTTTCTCATACTTAGAAGACTCTCTAAGAGCTGCCGCAGCAAATGCGAAGGTTGAGGGCGCGACCCAATCCGACATAACGCTTGGGAATCCGGTGGAAAGAACGGGGACCTGTCAGATTATTTCTGAGACTTTTAAAATCTCTGAAACATCTGATGCAGTTAAAACCTATGGCCGTGCGAAAGAAACCGCATACCAAATGGGTCGAACTCTTAAGAACATTAAGAGAGACGTAGAATATGCATTCGTAGGGGCTTCTAATGCAGCCGCTGCCGGGAATGCGACGACAGCTCGTGAAATGGGGTCAATTGATACATTGATCTCTACTTCTATCGACGCAGGAAGTAATTCTACCGACGCAATGACAGAGCCAAAATTGCTTAGTTTAGGGCAGTCATGTTACACTAATGGATCTGATCCATCTGTATTCATGATCAAACCAGCCGACGCACAAATCGTTGCTGGCTTTGCAGCTGCAAGTGGAAGACAGAGAAACTTCGACATGGCTAAATCTTTAGTCAATGCGATTGATCTCTATATTTCACCTTATGGCGAATACAAAGTTGTCCTTAACAGACACCAAATGACAACACACGCATTTCTGATCGATCCAGCAATGTTTAAAACGTGTGTACTCAGACCCTTCGCTAGAACACTTCTAGCTAAAGTTGGTGATGCAGATTCACATTCTATCACTGGAGAAATGAGCTTAAAGCACAGCTCATTTGCTGACTCCGGCATGATTACTGGATTGTCATAATAAAACAAGTTTTAGCCCTGGGTTTAATTACCTGGGGCTAGATACCGTCAGAGTGTCCTTTGGTTTTGTGCTCTCCTTCCCGAACGGCATTCTGACACCCTATTTAAAGGAGATCTAAAGATGACTACTAAAAAAGAGAATACAGTGCTGCATAACGTCAACACAGACTTTATCGCAGAGCACGATGGCCTAACTATGAAGAACACCCAGCACATCGATCAGAAATGGTTAGATGGACTTAAAGATGAACGAAACAACTCCGGTAAACAACGGGAAAAAGAATTCATGCGTGTCGCATCAATCCCAACAGCGGTTACAGATCAGTGGATGCGCGAGGGCTTCAACATCTATGAAGTCTCAGGAAAAGAGATTGTCAAAAGACTTCGAGACCAGAACCTCGATTACTTTATGACAACCGAAAAGAAAGCTTTTAATTAAAGGACTACATTAATGAACTATGGAAACCTGAGGACGCACTTCAAGGCTCTACTAAATAGGTCCGATATTACTGATGCCCTGGCAAACACTTTCATTGACCAAGCAATCACTAGGATACAGAGAACCTTAAGAATTCCTGTCATGGAAAAGACGCAGACCTACTCTATTAGTACACAGACTGGTTCTATTGTCGTCCCCAGTGATATGCTCGATATCATTGATTTATACTTCGATAAGACTGTCCTAGTCCGTCTCCCGTTACACAATATGCTTGAGGCCAAAGAGGCTGGTGAAGCTGGAACTCCAAAGTTCTTCACAAGAGAGAATTCAAACCTTTTAATTTACCCGGAGCCAACAACTGGCACTGTAACCTTAAATTACTACGGTGAGTTTGCAGCTATGTCTTCTGATAGTGACGAGAATATGCTGGCAAAGATTGGATCAGACCTTATTTGCTACGGAGCTCTTGGTTATGCCGCAGATTATTACTTGGACGAACGTACAGCCGTATTCGAGCAAAAGTTTGGTACTTTCATGAGAGAACTCCAGGAACAGGCCAACGCTGCTGAGCAATCCGGCACAGTCCAGGTAATCAGACCTTCCGTAACTTATGACGATTAATAAAGGGATTACTCATGGCTACTAAATCAAGTTTTTACAGCAATACTGGGACAACGACCAATAACATTGCCTCGATCACGTCACTATCTAATGCTGCAACAACAGCCAAGACGGATGCTGAGATAGCAAAAGTAGCTGCGGAGGCAGCTCAGGCGGCTGCTAGTGGGTCAGCCAGTTCTGCAACATCAAGTGCATCAACGGCTACGACAAAAGCAAGTGAAGCAAGTACTTCAGCATCTACGGCTACAACTAAGGCGAGTGAAGCGAGTACATCCGCAACCGAAGCGGAAAGTTCAGCGAGTTCAGCTAGTTCGAGCGCATCCAGCGCAAGCTCAAGTGCTTCAACAGCCACAACCAAAGCGAGTGAAGCGAGTACTTCCGCATCAGAAGCTGCTGCTTATTTAGACCTGTTTACAGACCAGTATCTGGGATCAAAAAGTTCCGCACCCACCGTAGACAATGATGGTGATGCTCTTACGAGTGGAGATTTATATTTCAATACAACAAGTAATTCGATGCAAGTTTGGAATGGGAGTGCTTGGGTTACTGCGTACATAAGTGCTGCTGGTTATGCTACATTATCTGGGGCAACTTTCACGGGTAACGTAACAGTTCCAAATTTAGTTCTAGCTGGCTCTGGGACAGTGGACGGTCGGGATGTCTCAGTGGATGGGGCTAAACTTGACGGAATAGAAGCATCAGCTACAGCAGATCAGACTAACGCAGAAATAAGAGCAGCCGTTGAAGCAGCTACAGATTCCAACGTATTTAGTGACGCAGATCACACGAAGTTAAATGGTGTAGCAAGTTCAGCAAATAACTATGTACATCCAAACCACTCAGGTGACGTAGTATCCACCGCTGATGGTGCAACAGTAATTCAAGTAGATGCAGTAGACATCCCAATGTTGTCGGCAACTGGGACAGCTTCTAGCACCACGTTCTTACGGGGAGATAATGCTTGGGTTACACCTACCGATACAAACACGACTTATTCCATAGGTGATGGTGGACTTACGCAAAATAACTTCACAAATACTCTCAAAACCAAATTGGATGGAATCGAGGCTTCAGCTACCGCAGACCAAACTAATGCAGAAATAAGAGCAGCCGTGGAAGCTGCTACGGACAGTAATGTATTCACAGATGCTGATCACACTAAACTTAATGCCGTCCCAGCTTCTATTGATGAGGCTGGAACCGCTGTCGCAATGGCAATCGCTCTTGGCTAAAAAGGAAATTAATAATGCCCAATACATTTAAAGTTGTATCCCATGACGTGATGCCAGCCTCCGCTGGTACGCCAGAGGATCTCTACATCGCCCCCTCAAGCTGCACGACAGTGATCTTAGGTTTAGTCTTGGCAAACGTCCATACTTCTCAGGTAACCGCCTCAGTTAAATTAGTGTCGGACACGAGTGGTGGTGGTCGAGCCGCAACAAACACAACGACTTTTTTAGTTAAGAACGTACCAATTCCAGTCGGTGGTTCACTTGAGGTTTTGACGGGTTCCAAGGTTGTCTTGGAAACTACTGATCAAATCGAGATTGACTGTTCAGTAACGGACAAGATTTCCGCAACTATGAGTATTATGGAGATTACATAATGAGTTATATTGGGAACACCCTTCCAGCCAACTTCCAGTCACTCCCAGCAGTACAGAGATTTAACGGAACTGGAAGTGCTACGGAATTTACGTTAGCTTCTGTTATAGCCAACGACCAATCTATATTGGTATCAGTTGATGGTGTAACCCAAGACAGCAATGCGTACTCAGTCTCAGGTACAACCTTAACATTTACTGCCGCACCCTCATCAGGAACTGGAAACATATTTGTAAATACAATTAGCCCTGTGGGTTCTACTGTCGTGCCACCTGATGGGAGTGTTTCTACTGTTAAACTTGGAGACGGTGCTGTTACTCAAGCTAAAGTAGCTGGTGAGGCAATTAATGAATCAAAGCTACAAGTATCCAACAGTCCAACAAATGGTTTATTCTTATCGGCTCAGTCGGGTAATACAGGTGGATTAACTTGGGCAGCAGCTAGTGCTGGTAAAGTATTACAGGTAGTACAGTATACAAATGCTAATCAAATTACTTTCCCACAAAATACGTCAGTTACAACTGAAATAATATCGGGTGCGATAACGCCTTCTTTAACAAGTAGCAAAATACTTATTATGTCGTTTTTACCTCTTGCTCTATCGGGTGGTAGTTATCCAGCTGTTCATACTTCTTTAAAAAGAGGCTCAACTGAAATACATCTTCAACAGTTTGGGGGGTACATAAATACTAATAATCTTGATAGACGATGGACTGACACAATTGTAATATTAGACTCCCCAAGCTCAGCTTCAGCTGTAACTTACTATGTCTATGGGGGTAATGCGACAGGCTCCGGTTTTTCAGGTACTTACAATGGTAGGGCAAATACTAATGGAAACAAAGCTACCTTAACACTTATAGAGATAGGGGCATAGCATGGTAAATGAAATAACAACAGTCGATGCTATTCACTCTCTTAAACCAGCAGCTATATGGGTATTAAGAGGTGACGTACTAGAATGGCACGACTCAGAACAAACAGAGCCTACAGCTCTAGAGCTGTCTAATGAAGTAACCAGACTCCAAGCAGCTTATGATGCAAAAGAATATGCAAGACTAAGGCAACTAGAGTACCCATCCATAGCAGACCAGTTAGACGACAT